TTCCGCCGCTAACAGCAAGAGAATCACTCCGAGAATCTGTCCTTCAATTTGTCCATCGCGTCATCGAGCGAGCTGAGAAGTTCGGCTTGGACGCGATCAATTAGCCGCTGGAATTCATTGGCCTTTTGGCTCATGGATTTGCCCATGTCATAGCCGCGACGAATCCGAGTTTGGGTCTTCTTGTTGTCTTTGTTGCTTCGCCGGTAGCTCACTATTCGCCTTTCTTGGCCTCTGGGGCCGGGTCAAACATCGTGGGTTTCGTTTGGTATTCTGCCGGCGGGGCGCGGTGCTTCTTGGGCTGCGTCGCCGTGTATCCGGCAATGGCGTCAAGGGTGGTTTCTGCTCGCGGGGCTGGCGCTGCAGGTGCACCGCACGTTGGAGTGCCACTGTTCCTGCGCACCAAAGTCAGCATCCGGCACATATGCTTACCGGCCATGCCGCAGCCTGCTCGCGGGCAGTCTGGCGGGATTTGTTTGGGGTCGATGGGTGTCATCGCTTGCCGATCTTCTCTTTCGCGCTACGTGGGTAGTGGACTTTGCAATCTACGCATGGCCATTTGATTGCCGAAACCACCAGTGACACTTCCCGGTCACAGCCACAGCAGCGACTGCACCTGGTCCCGGTACGTATTCTCGTCGGGCATGGTGTGTTTCTTTTTGTAGGCAGCGAACTCTTTTTCTACATGCTCAAGGTCCATTTTCGCTTCGCACATGTCAATCTCCTCAATGGTTAAAACTCTTCGATTTCCCACCCGCCACCATGTTTTTTTGCAATAGGAAATACTGCTTTGAATAGGAAAGGATATAGAGCGGATGCCACCTTAATCTTGACCTTGGCATCGTCTCGGAATATTGCTCTCGCTCCTTTTACTTCATGTAACTCTATCATGCCATCCGGCAACATGACCACGAAGTCTGGCGTAAAACGTGTGTTGTCGGCAAGTCGGAAGGTAAGACCTTCAAACTTATAGAACACGACTTCCCCTGCCTGTTTAAGCGACTCAAGGTGCAGGGCGTATGCCGCCTCGGTCTTGTTCATCGCGCCCGTTTTGAGCCTGCCTAGGGCGTACATGGCGTGCTGTGGTGATTGCGGCTTCTGGATCGCGATGCGCCGCTGGACGCTGGCTGATAATTCTTCCATTTTCATTTAGAACGCCTCATAGTAGTGATAATGAGTATCAAACCAACCGCTGCTGTGCCAGCGTTATTCCAAAGTGCGTTACCTGCCCCGCCCACTATTATCAGGCCAAGAAAGTACACTCCACGTCTGAACCAGGCCTCAACTTGTTTGTCATCATGTTCGCTCATAGTAGATAATCCTTGTTGATGTACGCCGTGAACCACCACACAAACAGGCAGAGGGTGTCAAGGCAATCATCTGTGACTGCTATGACGACTCCTGGGGCTATGTTGCACTTTGAGATTTGCCCATTCGTTACGTGGCAGTAGACCTTCGCGACCGAAGATTCTACGTTGGTCAAAGTTTTTTGGATATCGTCACGCTCCTTTATCATCGCGGCAAGGCCGCTGCCACACGCCGAACAAATTAAAATGGAATACTCTCGTCTGTCGGCGGCGGGTCATCATCAAATTTCGCCTCACCTGGTGCTGGTGGACTGATCTTGTCCGTGATGAGTTTGCGTATGAACTCGGTATCTTTTGTTGGGCTGTACCCAGTCTTGCCAGCGGCCTTCATTGCAGCAACCAGCGAGGGCTTGTCGATGCCCGCGTTCATCGCCACTTGCTGCGCCTGTTCCCATGTTAACAGAGACGCGACGGGTTGGATGTTGCTACCGGCGGGGATGCGGACCCGGACACCGCCGACACGTCGCCCGCTAAAACTGACACCGGGATCAACATAGATTTCCACGGGTTTACCGATCCACAAGTCCGTGTCCTTGCCGTAGGATAGCTCTAGCGTGTCCCAGTTGGTTGAATTCACGATCATCGGCTTGATATTCGCGTCGGTAAACAGCATAACCGCCTTTTCTTCGTCCACATTCTCTTGCTTCAACGTTTCCATGCGTACATCGGAAACTATAGCTCGGACAGGCGTTAACACATCGTCTTTGCCTAAATACCTGCTCGGAAAAACACTGGCTCTTGTAAGTCCCATACTGCACGTCCTTTCATTCAAAGGGAGTTTCATCATCGCCGTTGTCCGCAACAGCGAGTCCATCTCGTTCGGGTAACATCACTTCGTGCTGATCGCCGTAACCGGGCCAGCGTCTGCTTACCATACATTGTTTGTAGAGACTGAACAATCTGTCGTTCTCGTCTACTGCTCGCTGGTGGGATATTGGGTCAATTTTGTAAGCCGTGACAAGAAATGGCCTGGACTTCTCACAAGCTATTAACCAGAAATCCCAAACCTTATTTGTTAGCCGCTGCGCACCATCGGCATACCACGCCGCCTGACGCTGGTACGCGTACTTCATGATCTGGTATGTAAAGCCTTGCGGGCTGGCCGTTGTAGTGGTCTTAATATCCGCGATGGTGCAAATACCGGGTATCCACAGGTCAGCGCGGGCCTTGCACAAGTAGCCGTCCCGTTCCCACAGTAGACTCACTTCGGTCTGGTGCTCGGCATCAAACCATGCCTGAACGGTCGCATTCTCCTTAGCCCGTCTTGCCACAGCATCAACCCACCTGGCAGTCTTGTGGTCCAACATTGTCTTACCAACAGCTTCCACATCGGCCTTGAATGCCTTGCCATCCTTAGTTACGCCACTTAGACCTTCGGGCCGGGCAGCAAACCTGTTCCAATACAACGCCGGTTCTAACAGTCTGCAATGCACGGCGGTGCCAAATACCTGATCCTTGCTCGACTCGCCATTGCCATTTTCCATAACGTCTAGCAGATGTGCTGGCGAACGCGAAAGTTGTTTCATCCATGAATTAGACAGTGCGGGCCATGAATGATAGACTTCCGGGGGCACTCCAAAATAGATTCTCGGTGCTGGCGTTTCCATTATTCCGCTTCCTTTCGGGTGTCGGCGAAGTCCCAGTTGCGAGAGCCACATTGCGGGCATCGGCCAATTCCCGCTGTTTCGGTTTCCTTACCTTCCAACCCACACCGCCCGCAGATGATTTCCGGCTTCGGCTTCGGCTTCGGCTTCGGCTTCGGCTTCGGCTTCGGCTTGAACTCTGGCGGTATCTCGCCCTCAGGGTAGGGTTGCCAGTCGGCGTCGTCATCGAACAGAACCCCCGTCTTACCATCTGGACGAGCGAGGTTCCACGATATCCGAGCCCCGCCCTCATGTCGTGATTTGATTTGCCAAGGATACCCTACATGTGTCACATACTGCCCGACGCGGAATCGCAGCTGGGGCTGCATCAGCTGGGCTTTGAGTGCCTGACCTTCGGCGAGGGTGAGACGCTGGAATGTGTGGTCCAGGCGGACTTGGTGCAACGAAAGATTATAAGTCTCGCTAGGCGTGTGGTTGTAAACAATAACTGGAGCAGTAGCATCCATAAACTCCATCAATGATCGCTCGTACCCAAGCCACAATACGGGCACATAATACTGTGGCCACTCTTCGGCGGGCTTCGTCAGCCGAGCCGCTTCGTCGGCGGTGATCTCGTTGTCTGACAACACACTAAGCACGCCATTGTCGCCACTAATGCCCGTCCTTAATTCGGTATAATGGGATTCAGAATCCCATCGGTAGACGTCGCGTTTCATTGTGTCCCTTTCAATTTAGCGGCGCGCCGCTGGCAGGGCCAATCACGTGTGGTAGGCTACTCCCATTTCACCACACGGCTGCCAGCGGCAACGCCGGTGCTACATTGGTAGTGACGTGGGCGGATTCCGCACCAGTCCGAGGGTTGCATATTCCGGCCCTCGAACACGCTCCCGGCCCGGTCGCCAGCAGCGTTCACGTCACTATTGCGGCGGAAGGGATTTGAACCCTACTTGGCGCTAGCACCTTAACCATTTGCGACGTGAAGTTTTGCAGGCTTCACGCCACCGCCGCGTATCGGACTCGCGGGCTGGCATTCGCCGCCTCTGGCCCCGCTCTCCAGTAGAGCCACAGTTCCACGAGTCCATCGGGATGGCAAGGAGTCGAACCTTGCAGCGCTCGCATTTCCTCAAGCGTTTCCATGTGCGGCTGGTGACAACTTGCCCGCCATCGCCGCCATCCCATAATCCCGGCTGGTGGCTAAACGCAGCCGGGGCACATTCGTCCCGCCGATTACAGGCAGCGGGGCAGGCTGGGAACATCCCGGCCTATTCTTTGACTAAAAAGCTGTTTTCGATCTTCCACCCGGCAGGGGCATCGACGTAACGTATCGCACCGGCAAGGTTCACACCGGCAAGGTTCACATAGGCAAGGTTCACATAGGCAAGGTACGCACCGGCAAGGTACGCACCGGCAAGGTACGCATGGGCAAAATTCACACCGGCAAGGTTCGCATAGGCAAGGTACGCATGGGCAAAATTCACACCGGCAAGGTTCGCATGGGCAAAATTCACACCGGCAAGGTTCGCATGGGCAAAATTCACACCGGCAAGGTTCGCATGGGCAAGGTTCGCATAGGCAAGGTTCACATGGGCAAGGTTCGCATGGGCAAAATTCACACCGGCAAGGTCCGCATAGGCAAGGTTCAAATCCTTGCTAATGGCCACTATGCGCCCTTGGATGATCTTGCCGACCTTTGCCCCGGCGCCCAAAAGATACGCGCCGCCAACCAGTATTTTGGCCTTTTTCGTAAATATCATTTCGCGGACAATGGCTCGCATCTTCTTTGTAACTCGCTCAACCCATTCGTCCGTTGCCCATCCCGGACGTTCGGCGTCAAACCGGAACTTGTAGGTGTCCACGTCAAAACAGTCTGTGTCCGGCACTAATTCGACTGGGGTGAATTGCGGATTCTCGCCATTGTGTAGATTGAATAATTCGATAATGTCATTGTGCGAGTCCGTCAGCGGATGGTGATAGACTTCGCCGGATTTCGTCACGATGGCTGATTTGAAATTGCACATTATTAGCAGTCCCTTTCTTCGATTGTCGTCTCGCTTGTGCCCTGGCCAAGGCGGACGTGTACGCCACTGGTCACGCGCCAGCCGGTTCGCATTCTTCGGGATATAGAAAGATACTGTTTCGGTGGGTGTCGCCAACGGGGAAGCTGGCGATCTCCTCTGAGAGGGGCTCATCCATCGTGACCCATGCCCCACTGTCGGCAACCCCTAATCTCTCTATGCGCCCCGTTTTTCCAATTAGGGCACGGACGCCGCTCATCACTCGTACTCGTTGGCAATTCTGGAATATTTTCATGCTAATCTCCGCAAGTGTTGTGCTGCTCGTCCTGTTCGTGCTGATCTTCCTGATCGTGGACGGCGAAACCGTTTGGCTTGCCGCCGAGCATCGCATCGACCGCCCGCGTCACTTCCGCTGGCGGGGGTAGTCCCAGCGCCGCCCGCTGCTCCTCGGTCGATATCCGCACACGTGGCGGGCGAATCATCGCGGCGTAGGTCATGTCCAGCACTTTCGATAGATATTCCAGTTGGTTCATTTCGAGGCTCCTGTCTTCAGTTTCAGCGCCAGCCGGGCCACGTCCAGCAGGCGCACCGCGTGCTGCAACATCGGCTTCGGCGCACTGGCGGCGGCTAGCTCCATCGACCTGCCGGCGCGCCTTAGGACGAGCAGGGCAAGGTCGCCAGCGGTGTTGTGGTCCATTAAATTTTCCGGGCCGGTCTGAATCGCGTAGGGGCTGGAGGTGATGTTGTTCATTTGGCACCAAGCCTTTCTCGCTCGACAAGCATCTGTCTGGCATACTCATATGCGTACGTGGCCACCTGGCCGTCGCCCGCCACGCAGTTAGGATCAGAAACCATACCCTGCATTGCTAGTCCAGCGAACCAGTCCAACAACGACATGCCGCGTTCTGGCTCGTCGCTCCAATCTCCATTAACTGTCCTGTATTGTGCTTCGCTTGGAAACGCATTGCCGCCTGTATCAATCATTTCATTCCCTTTCTGTGCCGGGCCGGGTTGGGCTTACGTCCGAACATATCCGGCCAACCCGGCCCTGCGTCCGTGCGCCTGCTAAACGAGGTTCCTACGTCCCTGTTCCTTTAGTTCAAATGTGCCGCCCGGCGTGGAGGCACCGGGCGGCGGTTATCAGCCGGACTTCAGCCCGGCTGGTGGGGTTCGGTGCGAATCTTGCGAACAAGATCACATAGTGCCTTAGGAAAAATGCCGTCCGATCTTAGCCAATCCTCATACGCTGTAGTCAGTTCCACAATCATGGCGTTCGCGGCGGCAAGATCATCAGCTAACCTCTTGCAGTTTTCGCAGTATTGGCTCATGTTCACTCCGTATCGGCGTTCTGTTCCTGGATGGCCTGCAAGTCCAACAGGCGGTTCGTTACCACATCGGACATTTTCTTCACGCGGCCCGTCTTCATTTCGCGGAGAAGATCGGTTGCAAGGACGGCGTTAGTGATTGTCACCGATACGTATTTGTGGGCCTTTTTGCTATGTTTTGGCTTACTCATGCTTGTCACCTTACCACATCTTATCGGCCCGTCAAGCGTAATTCTTTAATTTCGGTAAAATAATTATTTCCCCCTTGCGTCCCCGCCCGGCGGCGGTACAATGCTGGCATACCGAAAGGAAAATCATGGAACACACACCAATCGAAGTAATCGTAGGCAAACCCAATCGCCTGGGCTGGGCGACCGTGGCATTCAATCCGCCGATCATTGACCGCGATAACGATAGTATGTTCGGCAGGCCCGCCGACGCGAAGGGCTTGGCCCACTGCTGGAACAACTTCGACGCGATGCTGGCGGCACTGGAGGCCATGCGCACGGCGGCACTCAATGGCAATAGGGGATTATCCCCCGCCCTTGAATTGACTGACGCCGCCATCGCGGCGGCGAAAGGCGAATGATCGACCGGCCCGCTGATCCGCGCCGCCGGGCTGCTGGAGTAAGAATAGAAGTGGCTAAGCTTCAGGGAACCTCAACCTTAAGAAACAACAAGACCCTTCTCTGTCCACCATCCCGTTCACCATTGTCTGCATCATGCCGGCTACGTTGTCTCTAGGCTCTTGTCAACTGGGTGCAGGATGACGAGTCCGAGCGCAAGAAGCTTGTGCAAGCAAAAACACGAAAAGTTGGAGTTTGCCTACAAGATATGCAGCGTAAAGGAGCCACGGTCGGAAGGACACCACTTTGACGATGGACCGCACACGGCGGTAAGGTAGTCATTGTGGGCGTTCCCAAGGAGACTCTGTGTGCTAAACTGGCGTCCGTGAAGGCCGCTCCACCAATCCCACCACGGGTTGTTACGCTCCTATGGGCTTTGCAACTTGGATAGGCTGTCGCCGGAGTTGAACCGACGTGCCGTTCAGCCTGAATAGACAAACAGCCAGGTTTCCCTGGCTGTAGTCTAGTTTGATCAGAAGCGCTAGCGGCCATGACGGGCCGGTTGAAGCTGTCAAGATTGTATTTAATTGTCGTCATAGTTCCTAAACACTTCTGGCGCGGTAACTAGCCGCACCTGAAGCTATTTAATCACGCCCCCGACAATTCGTCAAGGAAATTCCGAAAATTTACCCCTGCACCGGGAAAGGGGACGAACCCGATGCAGGGGCGGGTAAGCGCCGGGGGCACGGCGCGGGGAATACTATTTGGTTCGCTTGCGGGCCAGTTTCGGGGGCGACAGTAGGCGCACGCCGTACTTCACGCCGGCGACGGTTGCCGCAGTACCCGCCAGCAGGACGCCCAGTCCAGCCAGCGTAGCTGCAACCCAGACAGGCTCATGCCAGCCCTGGGAGCGGGCGGCAAAGTCTGCTGCGATCATCGCCCCGTAGATTCGGGGGCCGTTCAGTTTCAGCCAGTCGAATGCGTTTTGCATGATCGTCCTTTCAGCAGGTAATAATCGGCCACTCCGGCAACGGCGTCGTCGTGGTTGGTTGCCTTGGCACCACTTCCCACGGACTCGGTTTCCACGGGACAACCTGAATCGTGCTGCACGCGCATTGTTGTACGCTTGGCGAATTACTCGCACCGCATTTTGGGCAAATCCAGCCTACGTTATCCATGATCGTCCTTTCAAACCTGATAACCTACCTGACAAGCTACCTGATAACCTACAGTGCCGCGTTGTCGGCCAGGAGTTGCGCGCCGTTCAAACCCAGGACGTTCAAGCCCTCTTCGTTCAACTGATCGTCCGAGAATACCGCGATGCGCAGAATGACGCAATGCTTCAGCCAGGCGGCGTCGGCGGGTATCTCCGCACCCCAGGTCACCACGTGCCCGTCGCCGTTGGCGTCGTAGCCGGCCTCGTAGATGAAATGGCCATCGTTGGGGTCGGGGTGCATCCCGACATATTGCCAGGCGTGAATCTCGGTGAACTGCTGATCGGCGTTGTCGGGCAGGTGAACCGCCGTCAGCAGGCCGCCGAAGGTGTTGATGCACTGTGGCACAAGCTGGGAGTGATCGACTTCCGCCCAGGCCGCGATGTATCCGTGGGTTTTGAGCCAATCACAGAAGGTGAACGGGTCAACACCCTGATCGGTGGGGTTGTTGCCGTGGGCGTCGATCTGGGTCGGGTCGTAACCGGTGGACAACATGTAGAGGTGCAATGCCTCGTCAAGTTCCGGCAGCGTCATATTGCCGTTGCGGGCCTTCCACGTCTGGCTTGCGTGGACGTATGCTGCGGGGCCGCAATCGCCCACTACGTCGTTGTCCTGCATATCGTATTCGACGCCCTTGCCCAGGTCTAGCGACGGTGGGGCGACCGGCAGCGTGTTAAGCGCCGTCCGCACGTCCATGTACCGCGACATGAATAGGCGGCGGTGCCAAATGCTGTGGGGTTTCAGACCGCGCTTGAATAGCTTCATGGGGTTCATAATCTTCCTCTTTTCATCGCCAGCGAGTGTTGCCGCTGGACGCCCAGGACGATTCCGACGAGTACTAGACTGCCGAATATGCCGCCGAACAGGGCGGCGGGGATGGCCATCGACGGGATATTGACTGCCACAGGGGTTGTCACGGCCACCAGGGGCTGCGTGGTTGCCATTTCGAGCACGGGGCGGGACGTTGAGCCTACCTGCACCGCCGGAGCGTTCTTGGAGCCAACCTGGACGCCCTGGCAGCCCGCCAATGCCAGCACAATCAGCACGGCGAAGGCGAAGCAGGCCAGGTCGATCATGTTGTCGTTGGCGGTTCTCATAGTCCAATCAATCCAAGCACCAGCGACAGGCCAAGGCTCGCAAGCGCCGTAGCCGCCGCCCGTTCAGCCTGCACGTTCTGGGCATTTACGTTCGTGTTTGCCACGTCAACCACGACACGATTTGACAATTCCGCCTGCCGCTCCGTCACCGTCATGGCTGACAGGGCCACCCGGTAGGGCGTGTTCTCATCGCCGGAAATAAGCAGAGCAATCATGGCGTCAGTCTCGGACGCACCCAGTCGCAGCAGAACGGGCAGGTATTCGGTGGCCCAGGGGCGCAGCGCAGAGGGCAGGGACGCGATTATCGAGTTGATGTCGGCCCCCGTGCTGGCCTTCAGCGGCGGCAGGATAACCTTCACCTTCGCCTTAGGCAGGCTCTTGGCCGACGCAGCGGGGATTGCCACAGCGTTCAATTGGTAGACCATGTTGCCCGCAAGCCGGGCCTCCAGCGTCAAGTCCGTCTGCATCTGATCGGCGGTCAGCTTGCCCGCCTGCGCGTCGGCCAGAATCGCATCGGCGATTGCGGAATTGGCCATGATTCCAACGTAGAACGTGGCGTCAGCGTGGACGCCCTTGCTGGCGAAAATGTTAGCCGTGGTGTTGGCGTAGATGGCAGCGAATCCGGCGGCGTTCACGGCCAGCCCACTGGCCGGTTGAGTCGTCGCAACGTTCGCCCCGGCGGTAGAGGCGACGGCCTGAATCTGCGTCGTCATGGCTGAATTGGCGGATAGGCCGGAGCACCCCGCGAGCAGGATGCACAGCATGATCGCCGCGCCAATGAATCCGATTCCTGAAAGTTTCATCGTATCTCCTTTGCCCTTGCGAGGCGGTTATGGCTTCTTTCTTGGCACATTCGACCGAAGGCCGGGTATGCCTTCTTCTAGTGCTTGTTTGAGTGTTGTAGCCTTTCGCTTGATGGGCTTACCTTGAGCGTCCGTGTCGAGTTTGCCGGCAGTCCATTGCGACGCTGCCGGAATCAACAACGATCTGATAGTGTCTTGTGCTACCTGATCCCGTTGTGCGGCGGGGCCAAAAAGCTTGGCAAGATCAACGCCTTCCTTGGCAAGCGGAACTTCTTGAATCAAACCTAACAACGCCGAAGCGCCAGCGTCAACAACGCTCCGATTTTCCGCGTCGCTCTTGCGCAATTTAGAATTCATTATCCGCTTAACGGTAGCACCAATCTGCATCGTCATCAATAAAGGATGGTGCATGAGATATCGCGGGATCGTTACGCCAAACACGCGGGCCTCGTCGGCGGCGACATCGCCTTCTTTCCGCTTCTCGCCAGGCTGATAATAGCCTCCAATGTTCTCTGAATTGAAATACCCTATCGCCATTGCCGCAAGGCCAAGCGAACCCTTCTTGAGTTGTCGCATGATAAGATCGGCCTCTTCGGGCTTCAGTGTGTCAATGCCCTTTATGAAGGCCGCGGCCAGTCGCGCGGAGCCGGTGAATGTGCCAAACGTGTACGTTAGTGTTTCGGCAACGATATTGGTTGGAATACTGACAATAGGCAACGCGACTCGCGCGGCAGTTGTGAACACCTTACTGCCAAGTTTCTCCTTGCCGGTTGCCTTGTCAATAGTCGGCAACGTAAACTTTTTCCATCGCTGTGTCAGCCAGTTGTCCTGAAGGAAGATTGACCTGTTGGCGTCCTTGTAGGCTTCAATGGATAGCCGAACTTGAACCATTGGGTCGGTTGGATCAAGACCCATGCGGATTGCCGCCTCTGTTCGATAGGCCATCGAACGAGTAAATGCGGCGCGTTTAGGCACGGTCTTTAAGGCACCGTGCAACCGGCCAATATAGTCCATGAAGCTTGGCGCAACGTCAAAATGCTCCTTGCCATAGAGTTTGCCGATATCCATTTCGCCATGCTTGAGCATACTGCTGATATCTGTCATGGCCTTGGAAAATCCCTCGGCTATTGCGTTCGCCTCAACTCGGATACTAGCGCCGCCTTCACTTGGAGCGCGAGCGGCAATATCGCGAACGCCCGGCAATTTGCGCAGGCCAGCGCCAACAACCTGTTCCATTGGCGTAAACACCATGCGCTCTATAGCCGCCGAGGTCAATTTGGCCAAAACGATAGGACTTGACAGAACGAAACCTCGCCGCCACTTGACGATAGTATCGAGCGTCTTTTCCGCCTTGGTGCGGTTCTTGGCCGCTATTTCCAGTTCACCACGTTTAATTTTGGATTTAGCATCTTCGACAGCTACCTTTAGGGATTGGGCTTCTTTATCCAGTTCAACTGGCGACTTGGGCGGCTTGCGAGAGAAATCACCTTCGTCAAGCTTCTTGGTCAAGTCGGTAAGTTGGTTTGTCCACCGCGTCTTGAGGGATTGGAGCGCCGATTTCAATTGCGTAGCCGGATCGGGGGTATTGTATCCGCCTTGTCGTTTGGCGTCATTCACCATCTTGATGAGTTCGCGTTCCGCGTCGGTTGGCGTTCGCCGTTCAAACCCAGTTTTGGCGGGTGCGGTTCCTTCGGCCATGTCCTGAAGCTTCGCCATCTGCTGCAACCGGCCATTGATATCCCGGATCCTGGCCGAAATCTCGTCCTTGCTCAACTGCCGGAACTTGCCGTAACCCGAAAGCGCGTCAGAGACATCGCGCTTGGTTATCTCTGGTTCAATGCCCTTAAGGAAATCGTGGACTGCATCTATCATCGGGCCAGGTTCGGTAATGCCCTGTTCGGCGAACATGCGTTCCAGTTCGCGTAAGTTTCCTGTCTGTTCCAACAGCACCCTACCAGCGGCACTAGCCTTGTCCATCTTGGCCCCTATTGCGGCCAGTTTTGTGTCCGTTTCAGTTTTGCTGGCCTCCTCGAATATCCTTGGCAGGAATTGCTCGATCTTCTTGCCGTGTTCGCCAAGCGATTCCATGACAGCCTTAGACCACGCTCCAAATTCACGCAGGCCGGCTTCGAGATAATACCCGCCAACTTCTGTGAGCGGTTTCAGTAATGTTGGATCGAGGCCAAGATTCAACTGTGATAACTTTTCCGCCAACACCGCCTTAGCAGCATCGGCTCGCTCGCGAGTAAAGATTCGATTTCGCCCGCCAAACGCCGGTTCAGATGGGTTTGCTGCTCGCGGCGTTTGCGTTCTAGCCTTGATCGTAAGCATCGCGGCGGCTCGCTGATTGGCTTCGGTCTGGCGTACATGCTCGTCATACTTCGCCTGAAGCGTGGTCAATTCATCTGTGAGCCTCTTGATTTCGGCGATTTTCGCTTCGGGCAACGGCTCAAACCTGTTCGCTGCTCGCCACTGTTGTTCCACGGAGACAAGCGAGTAGTCCTCGGCCATCATTGCCCGGCGGAAAGCAAGTCCTCGGCCAAGTTCCGACCCCGCATTCTTGCCCGCCTGATCGACCGCTTCAAGGTCTGCATTTACTATTGATAGTTGAATTCGGTTTTGTACCAGGGCGCCAGTGTCGCCAGCTTCATGTGCGGCAATGCCTGATTCCAAAAGCTTGCTTCGAGTGTGGTTTAGGTCAACCCGTGCGCGGTCAAGCATCGCTCCTTCAACATCGCTGGTCGGCCTTGGCTTGTCGATAAGCTCCTGGATAAGTCCGCTTAGCCTTGCCGGATTGGCGTCCATCTCGGAAGCGGCCTTGTCGTTCGCATCTTCCCATTTTTGACGCAAGAGCGTTTCCATCGGCGGCAGGCCGCGCTGGGCGCGTTCCTCGTCGACTACGCGGTTCTTGATAGACGTAAGACTCGGCTTCGCTTCGCCTTCAACCGGTTTCGTTTTGTTACCAGTTGCGGCAATCACGACGTCCGGCGTATCGGGTTTGGCAGGTGTCTCCGTTTTGGAAACAGGTGGGGCGGGTTCTGCTTTGGGAACTTCGGGCTTCGGCGCATTCACTTCCTTACGGAACCTTGTTATGTCGGCGATGGTGCCAAGAGCGTGGCCAGCGGCACCAAGTAAGCCGCCCTGTTCCGCACCTGAAATAGCCGAAGACGAAATGCTTGCCAGGTCGATGGGTTCGCCAGAGGCCACTTCCACAATGCCCTCTTGCACACCGTTGGCCAGCGCAAAAGTCAATGCGTTCTTTGTAATCGCCGCTGGGGCGCGTTGCACACCAGCCGAAATCTGCCGAAAGATGCCCTCACCTATATATTCACCAAGCCGGACTTCAGCGCCTTGCGCCAATCGCAACGTACTCCCCATCGGGATAACCATGAGCGCCGCACCGGCGATGCCGGCGGCAAGCGAAGCATTCTCTGCTTGCTGGTCTGACCAGCCCGCCGCCCGTCCGCGTTCCTTAGTTTCCTGTGCTGTGCTGCCCGCTGCTGTTGCAGCCACCAGCGGCAGGCCAATGACGGGGATAGCGGCTTCGGCCATCCACGGAGCAATACCGAGCAGCTTGTTGGCAATCTCGACAGGTATGGATTGCGGATTCGCGGCAAGTGCCTGTTGGCCAGCCTTAACGCCCATTGACGCCTCGGATTCAGCAACATCGCTTTCTAGCACGCCTTTATCTTGCCCTTGTTCACTTCGCCACTTCGCGAGCGCTTCGGGCTTCATCTGTATTTCCGGCCCAGCGACATTTTTCCAAATATCCGTAATGGTGTCTCGAATCGGACGGGCTAGGTAATGTTCGCCTGCGTATCCAATACCTATTCCCAGACTGGCGATACCAGAACCCAATGTAGTACCCATTGACTCCAGGCATGACAACGTAGGCTGAATAATGCCGCCTTTTTCTTTGGCGGGTTCTACAACATCAATCCCGTTGCCCTTGGCATACATACCGGCCACACCTGCCCCGGTTGTCATACTTGCGGGCAACGCCGAAACGGTCGGCTGCTGCTGTGCCTTGTGTGCGTCGGCAATCTGCTTGTCGGCGGCAAGCAAGCGTTCGTTTTCTCTGGCCTGTTCGATCTTGCGCTGTTCGCGGGCCATGCCATCCCGGATAGGTAGGCCGGTTTTCGCTGCCCAATTAAGAGCTTCAGAAGCGGCCTTGCCCGCGTCCTGCCGCCGTTGTGCCATTCCAACCATCGACATTTGAGGAAGGGCAACGCTGGGCGACGCAGCCGAGTTGGCCGGTTGTGGGGCACTATCCCTTGCGAATCCTTCAGGCAATTGGCCTGATTCAGAATCCCGCGTGAAGCCTTCTGGAAGTGCGCTAACTGCTGTCATTGTTGCACCCACTTACCGTCATGGAACATCATCTTTTCGCCGGTAGTTTTATTTGTGGCGGTGTCGCCTTCTTTATCTTGCGGATTCACTAACTGGTTGGTCGGCGCGGGCTGTGGTTTTGTCAAGTCGTCCAGTTCTTGCTGTTTGGCGTATAGTTTTACGCGAGCTAACGCGGCCTTATCCTGTGCTTTTTGACTCATGTCTTCCTCAAGGTCTTCATGAGCGATCTTGTATTCAATCTGCAAGATTCGAATATCTGTTTGCAACTTCTCGGTTTCTTTTGGAGTCAGCATCGGCTTATTTGCAGACTGCGGATGTGCCGCCTGATACGTTGCCCAGTCAGAAGCAACCTTTGGGAAAACGTCGGCAGAGTCGAGATGCTGGTTGCCGTACTTCACGTGCATCTCATGGACGAATTCACCATCGCTATCCCCGCCAACACCATTGATAGCGCCTTTGAGATTTGATTCCTCTTTCGCGGCCTTACGCTCGTCCAGTATCTTGAGTTGCTCCACGCCCTTACTGCCAGTCTTGGTCAGATTGGCGGCGATGCTCGATCGTGCGGTATCCCATTGCGACTTCGGGGAATCGGCGTTCAGGGCGTAGACGCTCCTCCAGCCGTCAGACACCATCGCATCGTCCGGCGCATCAGCCTTGCCGTTCTGCATCTTGTCGATCCAATTGAGCATTTCCCGCCGTTCTGCCGCCGTCATTGGGGCAGACAATGCTTGCTTGTGGATAGCGTCAAACGCCTGTATTTGCTGGTTCGCCGGCAAATTAGACGCCTTGTAGGAATCGGCCACGAGTTGCGATTGCGTCTGCTGGGATTGTTCTTCCTTGGCCGTGCGGATAGTTCGCTCCAGGGCATTGTAGTGGCCCACTAGTTCTGGCGTCATGGTTTTAGGGTCACTCGCTTGCAACATCGCTTCAGCATCCAACGGCTTATTGTTAGCAAGGGCGATACCCGCCTTCGTCATCGCGGACATATTACTGAAGGCTTCCTTCTTCACGGCAGTTTCAAGTTTAGTCTGTAGTCCATTTGTTTGTCTGGAATCTTGCAATGCCTCAAAAGACTTCTGATCGCCCGAAGCGTAGAAGTGGTTCTCGTTCACTTGGTCTTGCACGTCTATCTGATCCCGCTGCGTCTTTAGATTTGCAAGGTTCAACATCGCGTAAGAGTTTGGCAATCGCATTGCCAGATCGCCATTCACCATCTGCTGAACGCGGGGATTTGACGCTTTGGGTGCCTGCCAGTCGGTCTTGAACTTATCCAACACGGCCTGATTCGCCACCGGGTCTAGCGACGTAGCAATCTGCGTATGCGCCGCCTGTTCCTGTTCGGCGTACTGGCGCATGATCGTGTTGTATTCGGTCTGGTCGCTTGCCTGTTGCAACTTCGCGGCAATCTTCATCCCCATGTCGGCCATCTCGTTGCCGGCGTTGGCGACTTGTTTCCACACCATGCCAGAGCCAGTGTCGGTGTCCAGATGAGCACTGACGTTCGGGCCCTTGGCTGGCGGCTGTTCTTGGCTATACTGGATCGGCATTACGGGCATATTTCACCTAATATCCATATTTCTGGGCCATTGCCATTTTGCCAAACCCAGTAAGCAAACTCGTTCCCGCACCCATCAATCCAGCAGTTTGCGCATTGGACGCTTGCTGGCCGTATATTCCAGCCTGGAGTTCGTCAAGTTGCGACTGGTTCAGCGACTGTTGCTGCGCAATCTGTCCCTGATAACCCAGCATAAGATTGTCCATTTCCGACTGCTGAGCCTGTACGCCCTGTATCTGCAACGGTGCGCCCTCGGTAGTGACAGCGCCGGAAGCGCCGGCAGCCGCCTGAAGCGAACTTGCCTGCCGCGCAGCCGCCTGCTCCTGCTGGCCCTGCTTGAATAACGTCGCCTGCTCTTCGGCCTTGCCCTGTTGCTGTGCAACCTTGGCGTTGTACTCACTGACTGCCTGCTGACCTTTTGCGGCGGCAGACGCGGCGTTGCCCTGCCCGATCATGCCAGCGGCGCCAAGACCAAGACCAGCCACCGCAATATCGGTGCCGGAAATCATACCGCCAAGTGAAATCAGTTCCATCTTACTTCTCCTTAATCCGAACGAACATCAAGCCAGGTTGCCGTCCGAAGAAGTCCAACATGATGCTTTCCTGCTGAAAGCCAAGATGTTCAACCAGTCTTACAGCTTCTTCAAAGTCAGGCCGAACCGCCGCCATGAGTCGTATGATGCCTTTGTTCTTCTGCATGTCGTCCAACCACGCGCGAGTTATCGCGTAACACTCCCGGATATGACCGAGGGCTTCTGGCGTCTGCGAAAGCCAGCACCAAGCCGTCGTCTGCGTAATAAGCTTCACGCCGCCCACCATAATGATCTTGCCTTCGTACTCCATTGCCGCAAGCTCGTTTACGTCATCGGGGTACTCTTTGATACCACCTGATATGTTCCGTGCGGCCACAGCCTTCAGGTCATCAATTGTCGCGGGCCGAAGCGTTATCATCTGGAATTCTTCTCCGCACGGGCCACGATCGCCCGGATGGTGCATGGCATGGGGCTATCGCCGGTGAAGTGAATCGGATTGTCCCGGCTGAACCCGCCATCGAAGCCCAGAACCACGTCGCCGCTGAACAAGCCGTCAATCTCGCTGGTATTGAGCCAGTCCACGCTTGCCGTATCCACGTCAATGAGATTCTTCATATCTTTGCCGTATTGAACATCTGCGGAATTTACGAGATTGACCACGACTTCGGTAATCTTCACGATACTACCTTCGATATCGCCGCCTGGCGACCGGAAAGACACTCGCATCGGTTCTACATGGAATACAACCGGCAAGCCTACCTGAACCACACTGGCAGCGTCCGCAAGGGTCACAGAACCGCCAGACACGGTTGCAGGGCCAATATCTACCCCGTCGGCGAGTATCTGTACCTCTTCGCCTTCGATGTGATCCAGGCCCGTTATGGACGTTTCGGGCGTAGCATAGGTCAGCGTCAGGCCGGAATCGACAAAAAAGGCGTCCGAAAGGGCAGCGAAACTCCGCGAAGCCATCTGTTCCACGTAAACCACGATCTTGCCGTCGATCTGGCGCTGGACGGAAATCCACACTTCATCCTCTCCGTCGCCGGGGATGGTCGATACCGATTGAACTTTGCCGTCTATTGGGTGCCGGCCCCAGGCCACTACGTTCTGCTCGCGGTTGTAGGTCAGGGAAACCAATGAACCGTCCGTTAGGGTGCACCACAGGATCGGGTCTGGCGCCCGCTGGAATGCGATACTGGTTATTCCCGTTTTGGTTATATGCTCGGCGAATTCCGTCAGGTCAACCGAAACGTACTTGTCCTGGTCGTAACGGAACACTGTCTCGTACACCCGCCGGCCAAGACTATCCACGAACAAAACCACGTCCCGCACCCTGATAGACTGCAAGGGCGCAGAGCCGTAGCTGGTCTGTTGCGTGACGGAGTAGTTCGTTGGCGTTAGGGCCGAATCGAGTTTGTTTGATCTGATAATCCACTCATCGCCAGAAGTTCCGGCAAGCACGGTGTCGAGGGAGTCAACCCACCTTGACTCGCCCGTGCATGGGATAACGAGCGTGAACGGATCCGCGTCTTTAACGTCCGTAACGAAGTTTTCGTAATTGCTCGTTTCGGAGAACCACACCGTAACTGCACCCTTGGTCTGACCAAGATAGACGCTCCTATCGTCCTTGAAACACATGGAACACGGGTAGCCCTGGACGTCGCTCCAAGCGCCTTCAGACCACCGCAAGGTCGATGTCGCCTGGGGCAGATCGGTCAGCACGGTTATATTTGCCAGTGTTGAAGAAACTACACTGTCGATCTGCACGATTCCTGATTCGGTCGCTGTATTCGATGTCAGCGTTCCGCGAACGGAACCAGAAGTCAATTGAGTGACGTTGATGCGATAGAGCACATTATCTGCATCTTCCGTTGCCGATAAGGACACGTTGAAGTCGTTGTCGCTGGTGTACGTCCGGTAGGCGTCCCAGCCAGTTCCGTTCTCTTCGCGTTCGAGAACAACAGTGCCCTTCCATGTGCCGTGTGTGACAAACGTGAAGTCGCCCTTGATCGCGATGGGGTATTTGATAACACCGGTTGACGGCGCAACCTTGCTACCATCGACCGATTCTGACTTGACCGTAAGTGACGCCAGTATGATGCCTTTGGTGTGCGCCGTGCAGTAGATGCGATATTGCCAATCTACGCCATCGTCGGCTTGCGTCTGACTAATCGTGTGCTTGCTCGTGAATGTTGTGCCTGATACAGGTGTCCATGTTGTACCGTCTGAACTCTTTTCGAGTCGAACCGTTCCGTATAACGAAGTCCTGGTTGGCGGATTGACGGCAAATGTCCAATCACCGACAATTGTGATTGTGGCCCCGATTTGGCCTGTAGCTGTGCCAGATACCTGCCCATTCGTAGTCAGATTCGTTCGCGGGTAGGTCAACTGCCATATCGAACCAACGTTGCCCGGCAAGAAGATCGGGTAAGACGCGGACAATGTTCCGGTGTCGCCAGCTTCAATAACGCTAGGAGTTACAGAAGCACCGTACAAGGCGTCCGTCTTTTTCTGGTGCTCGATGTCGTTTCGTGTTAGGAACGGGCCTTTCTCGAACGCGATGGGGGCGATTGTAAACGCCGTAGCCGTCGTTCGAGTAAGCTTCTGCGGCGGATATGACGGGTGCAGGCACCACATGGTATCGCCAAGTTGCCGGAATTGTACCTGTAATAGGTCCGCGGCGTCATATGGCGTTGCGATTTCGACGTGCGTGCTGCTTGCCATGAGCGGCGCACCGTCCCAGTAAAACCGTGCGTACTTGTGACCGAACTCGATCATGTAGGCGATGTCCGCCGAATATATGAAACCAACCATGCGAACAAACACCCGCGATTCGTGCATGGTCAACTTCATGCTCATGTGCGTTGCATAGCCAACGACGGTGTTTACGTCAACCCCACCGCCGAAACCTTCATGCATAGTCAACGTCATGTGCATGTGAGTAGCGTAACCAACAACTTCCGCTGTCTCGCTAAGTGCCGCCGTTAGGATAACCCAGTTGCACTCCGGCTCCGTCCACCCGACGGTTGTGTCCGTAGCCGCGTCCGTTATGAACTGGTAGGCATCTGACCATGCGGAAACATCATGGTACGCACTAATCTCCGTCAGGGTTGAGCCTGTCGGCACTGTAGCACTATCGCAGCAAACGGCGGCAAAGATAGCATTGCCCGCCGTCGTTGGGGCTGTCTGTAACACGGATGGATTTGACGAGCTTGGCGATTCTTGATTGATGTGCGTTGTGTCGAGGATCGGGACATAACCTAGTTGTGCCTGGAATGTCGCCGCCAGCGAAACAATCGTCTTACTTGACGAGTTAGGAATTGCCAGTGTATACGCACCCACGTCCGGGTTGAACATGTACCATGTGTAGACGTTCAGCAGGGTTGCCGTACCTCTTTGCAACAGCGTCATGTTCTTGCCGTTGTAGGTCGGCGTTCCAGATATCGGCCCGGACGTACTGTAGGCGTGGAGGATAATAGCCGTTCGGGCATTAGCGATCGCCAATGAACCGCTCAAGGCCGCGCTGCCTGTAAGCCGCAACGAGTTTATAAACGAGAACGCCATACGGTTCTCCGGTTAAGCCAAGTCAAACAGGCCATCGGACGGGAACTGCACGGTGAACGTGTTACCAGCAATGGCCGTCAGGTCGCCGCCGAGGTCGATAGCACATACGAGCGAATTGGAATTCGTGCTGTCGTAGATCACCGCAAAGGCGGCAGTGAAGCCGGTATCTGTCACAGTCCACGCTGGATCGTCCGCACTGAACGTCACGTCACTGGTGCCGGCCAGGGCTTGCCCAGTGAGTGTCACGCCGCCACGGGTATAGCCGCTGGCGGTCGCAATCTCGTTCGTAGTCGAATACGTCGTCGCCGTGGGGTCGAACGTAAACGAGTCGTCGTACAGGGCAATTTCCAGGGTGTCGCCGCCAGTTGCCAGATCGACCAACTTGGACATAAACTGTGTTTTAAGGATATTATATATGCCGCTAGCCATGTCATTCTCCTATCATAATGGTCGGTGAGTATTTCGCCGCCTTGATGAACCGCGTACCGGGTCTTCGAGTCGCCGGTCCCCAGACTGTCGGCAGCATGTTCTCCATGATGCGGCAACTGGAAGAGTATTTCTCGATGTCGCTCCGAGCAAAGATCATCGGAGTGACTTCGCCATTATTGAAGCTTAGTGTAGATACGTTCATTCACCTCTCCAATGCCAGCGTGACTGTAACCACGTTGGCGGTACTCGGTCAAAGGACGTTTCATCCAGATTGACGAGCCGGGCGTGGGATAGCCTGCCTTCAAGTTCCTGGTCGATCTGCATCTTCAGGTTCTTGTCCTGCGAAAGCGGGATACATAACTTGGACGCCATGGCCAACACCAGCACCTCGGTGAACAAGGAATCAAACAATGACACGTCCGTGATCCGTTTGATGTAGATGATGTTGGCGACATTGGAATACGTCAGAAGCATGTTGCCCTGAATCTCGTGTGAATGGGTCGGGTACACAGTAACAACCCGAAGGCAGTCAGTGGGCAACGGATACTGCTTACCCCACTTGAACAAAGGTGCCGTCCCACTTGCCGTTAAACTGGCCTCGCCTTTAGCGAAACCCCACATATGCGAGCGCAGAAGGCCGTCCCGCGTCGATGCGTAGAACAGCCTGGCCTGTTTAGCCTGCGGCGTATTGTCGGTGGCGTAGTTGTTCGCACCCGCCGAACCTATCCGGCCAAGAGCCTGATTCACGATGTCATTTTCGGTCATGGTTCACCCTGATTGCTGGACCTTTAGACATTGTTGCCCACCCGTGCAGGAAGGCGCATTGTTTTGTGTCCACTACTGCACCGGCCAGCAACTTCCGGTACAACTCCTTGTCAGGTTCGTAACGTTCGGTAATAGTGAACTCCTCGAACACACCAGAAGTTATCTTGTCCGAGTGCAGTTTTCTCATGGTAGTGCAAATAAACATCTCGTAATAATTCGGATCGAACACGTCCGGGTCAGGAGACTTGCCCTGCGATATATCGTCCATCAATCCGTGAATGATTGGCCATGCAATTGAGTCCCGCCCGGCGGCACAAATAGACGACATTAACATTCCGTTCGTTTGCGGACAAGTCCAAAGCAACAGCTTGTTGTCGATCATGGCGTTGCTTTGCGTGTCCTCAATTGGGCGAATAGGGTACACATCCCAATCGAAGTACCAACCGCCAAAGGCTTCCAGCACGGCAAATCTTAGAATGTCAGATTGACCGCCGACAGTTCGAGCCACCTTAAGCGCTTCGCGGTACGACTCGTGCATATCGAAATCTTCGGCGTGAACCATCGCTACCCAGTCTGGATTCAACCTACGAAATAGCTCGATATTGGCGTCAGCCCAATCGGGCCTATGATCGCCGAGCACGATAAAATGTATGTTATTTTCCATCAAAGGGCAGGCAAAGGTGTCCCTCTGCCTGTCCAAATACTACTCAAGCATCAAGTCGATCAGGCCGATGTTCTGGGTCGCTCCGATGTCACGGACGATACCCACGATCTGCAACATGGCCGTCACTGCGCTGGTCGTGCCAACAACCGTCTGTGCGGACGCGGCAACCGCACCGGCAATACTGCCGGATGGAACAACTGACTGGCCGACAACTACAGTACCGTCGATCAGAACAGGGGCTTCGCCCTTGGTCTGTGCCCAGTAGTAGTAATTGACGGGTACAACAGTGGCGCTGGTTGTGCTGAACGGGTACGGCGCCACGCACACACCGGCCACCTTGCCGCTGATCGTGGTCGGCGCGATGATGGTGCCGTTCCAGGCGTTCGGACGCAGCGTAATGTAAGACGTCGCGGCCAACGCCGTGCGAATCGGAGTCGCCAACAGAAGGTGCAGATTGGTATCCGTCGCCGTACCGGATGCGCAGTCCAATTTGGACGCCACGATGTCATAAGCATCGCCGATGCCCGCACCGGCCTTGACAGACATCCTGCCGCCAGCGAAGTAGTTGTCCACCAATCCGGCGGCGATACCGCCCGTGGTGCAGTCCACGGTGATCTCGGTATTGCCCACAGCGGCGGTCGCGTAGTTTACCGTCTGCGCCTTGTTGACGAACAAGGCGTTCAGGGTCGATGCGTTCACGGACGACTGCTGAAGATTTCCGTGCGTCGCGTCAAGCAAGGGAATTGCTACTGCGCCGTTGTAGGAGTAACGGAAACACTTGCCCGTTTTACTCTTGTACAGAGTGCCGAGCATGTAATTCTGCGTGGCACTCGCCACGTAGATGCCTTGGTTAGTAACTTGCCCGCCAAGGTTGGCGTCAATCGTTCCGCCCGGTAACGGAGATGGCGCGTAAAACGACATCGGCATTGCGAGTCCTACTGGTACTGCCATGATACATTCCTTTCAAAAAACGGTTTACGTTTTATCGAAACCCGGTCCAAGCCCATAGCATGGAACGGGGTACTCATTGCGTCAGAACTACTGGCTGGCAATCGCCGTGGCTGCCGTGAACGCGTAGGTGTTCAGGCACTCATGGACAATGGCCTCTTCCGTCCGGCCCACCCCAAAGTCGATCTTGGAGTAGATGCGGGTGTTGAACCTCTTGGTGGGGTCAGGGGCGATATCCGTGGTCATCTTCGACAGTTCGACCATCTTGAGGGCCTTGTTCGCCTCAAACACGAACGTCCTGGTTGCCGTGCCAGTTGCAGCGTCCAGCGGCAGGCCGTTCAGCTTGACGAACTTGAAGCCCATGAACGTGTCGATCTCGCCCTGCGCCAACGCCTTTACGGTGTTGTAGTCACTATTCGTGATTTGCAGGATTCCCAACATAGCGATGATGTCGCCTGGGTCAACAACCCAGATACGATTCCCGCCCATGTTGGCCCTGTCGCACAAGAGAGACATGGAGCGAATCTTGTTCAGAGTCATGGGTGCTACAGTCGCCACGGCTGGCAACGTACCAACGGCGGAAGTCGTACCGTCGCCATTGATACCCTGCGAACCCTGGTATAGGGTGACTTGCGGGCCAGTGCCGTTCTTGCCTGTGTAGGCGATACCCAGAGCGGCAGCGATGATTTGCGAATCCACGAACCGCCCGAACGCCTCGGCGTCGTTGGACAGGATGCTGCCTTGCGGGTTGATCTTGAGGCGGGCGTACCTGTCCTTGTCCAGTAGGTGCCCGGTTTCCCAGAGTGCCGGTGTCAGCATGCGCACTCCGAAGTTGTTTTCGACAACTGGCGTATCACCGTGCAGGGTCACTCCAGGGGTCGGTGCCTCGGACGGCGAGAGTGTGTCGTAAAACAGACTCGCGGCGGAATTGAGTGGCTCGAAGTCCATGTAAGGGCGAAGAACGTTGCCCTTCTGTTGTGCTGTCAGATACAGCCTGCTGCTATACTCCGAAGCGAAAGCCTCGTCCAGATTGTACACTTGTGGCATAATTCTTTTCCTTGTGTGAGTGTTTACTTGTCATGTGCAACACGTTTCGCTCTGGTTATCCACAAGGGGCCGTCGCTGCATTTAGCGTCTGCTGGACGCTGCGTTCTCACTCGCCAGTGCCGGGCCTTACGGCGTGTCGGTCGTATCTGCTACTTGACGATTGCCATTTCCTTCAACCGTCGTATCTCCACGTTAAGTCTTTCGTACTTCGCCGGGTTCATACTTCGCATCTTGGGATCATTGACTTGCTCCGCAATCAGTTCATCAGCCTTGGCGCTGGCCTCTGCCGGCGTCATGGCAACCGTGCTGGCTCCGTCCAGGTTGACGCCCTTGGCCTCGGTAAACTTCCTTCCGATGGTCGCCAGGAACTTAGCCGCCGCCTTGCTGTTGCCTATTGCGGCCAGCAATTCAGGCTGTTCGGCTTCCGGGACGTTGTGGGCAATCATCTGGTTCGCTATCGCCATCATTTCTGGGAATGCCGCGCCCCATTCCTTCTTGAGGTCGTTTTCGGTGGCAACCCGCTGGGCTTCCTGTTGCGTCTTGGCGGCTTCGGCGTTCTTTGCCACGATCTCATTGTTGTAGGATACTAATTCCTTAAACTGCGCCTGTGTCAGCCCGGCCTTGTATGCCCGCGCCTGCATATCCGCCAAGTTTTCCTTGTTGACTTCCATGCCTTGCGGCACTTCGATCTTGTAGCCACTAGCCTCCTTGGGGCGACCAAGGGCTTCGTAGAACATATCCTTCTCGGTCGGCGTGGCGTCATCGGAAGGTGGTACGATGGTTCGCCCGTTCCTGGACAATACCTTGTCCTGATTGCCGACTTGCTTGAGCAAGCCCTTCAGGTCAGTGAACGTGCCATAGGCGCGTAGTCCACGGAAGTCCTCTGGCACAAGAGCCTCTTGCCAACCTTCCTTGAACGTTCCGTCCGAGTTCAGGAACGACACAACATCTGGTGCGGTAGCTGCGGCTACGGGCGAGGCCGCAGGTGTCACTTCCGGTGCGGGAGCGGCTGCGGGTGTCTCAATTGCATCAACCATTATTCATATCCTCTGTTATGGCGAATTCTGGCTTGGACTCGTCGGGGTTCGCCTCGACCTTGGTTATGATTCCAAGCACAAGACCTCGCCTTGCTTCGTCGGCAATGAGTCTGTTCGGGTCAATCGGGCCATCGGTTGTTATATGGCAACGGTTGTAATGGACGAGCCATTTCAGGTGCTCCAACACGCTCTTGCCGGCGTCCGTCGAGAAGCACGTCTGATAAGCCTGGATAACTTTTATCTTTTCGTCCATTATTGCTTAGCTCCCATCAACGCTTCAGCCGGGCTTCCGGGCTCGGGTGCTCCACTAGCACTCTTGTACGCCTTAGCCGCGACTTCGGCCTGCTGCAACGCGGCCTGGGTCTGCTGCTGCTTTTGCCTTGCCGCCCTCTTCGCGGCGATCTGTTCGGCGGTCGCTATCGTGGTTGACTTCACGCCGAGCGCCTCACCGAGCGTTTGGAATCCATCGTCAAGATTGACATTATCCATGATGGACGGGTCTTGCGTTCCTTGAACGGCTTGCACCATAATCTCAAGCCATTGCTGGAATCCGGTGGCCTGCTGGTTTTGTAGGGCAAGGGTAATCGGGCCGGTGTACTCGATGCCAAGCTGGTCAGCATCCACATCGATTTCAACTTCCGTCTTGGTCCTTCTAACGACCTTCATCAACTCCATCGGCGGGTAAGGGATGCGACCCCAGCGGATTTCCAACAGTAAGCACCTGATGAAGCACGGCGAAAAGAAGTCGCTTACAAGGTTGGCCTGTGGCAACGCAAGCTGCTTCATGGCTTCCTGTGCCCGCTGTTGCATCTCGAACGCTGTCCGGTGCGTACCCTCAACCTGTGTTATAGGCTGGAAAACGTTGAGATAGAACGCTTCTTCGAGCCGCTTACGCTGTTCGATTATGGCTTCCCAGACCGCACGTATGTCGCCAAGGGCGGTCTTGTCTATGCCTCGTATACTTCCCATTTGCTGAACGCGGTTGACACCGCCGGGCTGCATGTTCGGCTTGCCCTCGAACGCCTCAAGAACCTCTGTCGGCGGAAGTCCGGCGACGTTGCACATGTGGATGAAGTCGGCAAACATCTTCTGAAGCATCCGGCAATCGGCCAGATTGTCGGTGCCAGGACCACGGCCCCACTTCTCGTTACTGCCCTTTTCCCATCGCGCCACATGGAACGGGAATTCCTTGAAGCCGGCCTCATTCTCGTCCCCGGCTGGATTGACGCCTTTAATGACTTCCTCGGCCTTGACATCCACGTAAACCGACTCGAACGGCCAGTTCTTGTTGTCGCCCATGAGCGGATTTAATTCCGTGCGGGGGCGAACCACGTAGATGAATTCGTACTTGTTGGATTCGCCCTTCAGTTCACTGGCGTCCGTGACGATCTTCGAGTCCAGATTTTCCGCGCCGAACTGCTGAATCGCCTGGCGGGTGGTATATTTGAACGTCAAGATCATCGTGTCAACGTCGCCATGATTGTTCTCCTTCATGGTGTACGTCGAGATAGCGTGTTCCTTAAAATTGAGACATCCAGCCTTGGCGTCCCACTCCGAAAACAGGTTGCCCGTGCCGAACACGATTTCAGATAGAAGCGCCTCGTTTGCCTGCTTCGAAAAGTTGGAATCGAAGATGTCCTCGTATAGCAACTCGCTGGCCAGCCTTCGCCACTCCTTAACCTTGGGCAGTTCCCCGATTCGCTGGTTTTTTACCTTGACGCCTATCGTCCTGATCCCGAACGGGAAATTGACGCCAAACATGCCAGAGGCACATTTCTTGGCGGAACGCACACCAGTGTTGTCAGTCAATCTCGCGGACTTGTCCTCACCTGGCGTACGGGTTGTGTTGATCTGATCTTCGCGCGGGCAGAATAGATCAGCGGCAGGTTGCCAGAGGTTGTACCAAAAACCCTGTGCCTTCTGCTTCTCTTTGTCCCGCATTTTGATAATCTCTTGAGCGATTTCACTCATACAATCTACTCCGATCCTTCAAGGGCCTCGGCGGAATCGGCATAGCCAAGGTCGATAAGCTCATCAACACGCTGCTGCACGTCCATGCATATGTCCGTGCGCATCTGCATTTCCGGCACCTGCAACTGTTTGGCGCTATCGAATAGTTGGCCCCAGAGGTTGTCCAGGTCATCGGCGGAATCGGATAACTCACACACGATGCCATCGAAGCCGGAACAGAGTATCTTGCCGTCCCGTTCCATCACATCTAACGGCCATACGTGCTCTGATTCCATGTCCAGGCCGATGATCGGCAAGCCCTCGCACTCCGGGGCGTTCTCTACGTGCGGGTACGGCGGCATTGTCAATCGCAAGGCTCCGCACCATTGGTCTTTCGGCTGTAGGCTGGGAACTGCACCTGACGCGAGTGCAGACAGGAACTCGCCCAGCGGCATGTTGATTCCTTCAAGCATAGCGTAGACCGCTGAATACCCAAACCGAGCGGTCCATTCCAGCATGAAGGGCGTTCCGTCCGCGTCGATGATGCAGTTAATGTCGAGCGGTCCATTGAACTTCACCTGCTTTAACCACGGCTTCAGTTTGGCGAAAGTTTCATCATACAATCGAGGGCATAAGTTGAACTTAACAGTTGATCCCATACATCCCGTGTTTGGCCCCAGATTACCATTGAGGAATCGCTTTTGTTCAAGAGTGTTGTTATAGCTACCGGGGACGACGTTTCCATTAACGCACCAAATTTCGGAGGATATTTCCACCCCGTCCACGACTTTTTGTAATACAAAGTCAACCTTGCCTTTCCACACTTCCTTAGCGTGTTCGAGCATGGCTACCATCTGCTCGGTGCTGGACGCGACGAACGTGCGGACGCCTTCCTTGTTGTGCTCAGGCTTGAACACGAAGCCGGTGTCATCATCCTGCTCAGAGAGGTACTCTATGCCCTTTCCGAAGTCCTGGAAGTCCTCGGATTCGGGTACCGCTATGTCGTGGTTCTCGGCGACAGACAGTCCGAACATCCGGTCTAACTCAAGTTGATCGCCAAGTACAGAGCCACCAACGACCTTGAAACCCTTGGCCTTAAACTCGTCGGCCTTCTTGCCCAGGCCTACCATTCCAAAGACTAAGACCGTATCTTTGCTGGCGGCAGTTTCCCAATCAGCAACGCGAGGCAAAATGCCTTCATAGAGGTGCGGGCCATCCTTGTCTGCGAGGAAGAATTTAACTTCGTGCCCTTCCAAATGAAGGCGGTGGGCTAATCCTAATTCGTCGCCGCTTTTGGAAACTATCAGGAATTTAGACATTGACTTCTCCTGATAGATTTATAGAATAGGACGAGTCAGCAGCAGATGTGTAGTCTGCAACTGACTCTAACCAGTTCATTGCAAAGGAACGAACATGGCTAAAGTTATGGTAGCAAAGACATGCACTGTGTGCAATCAACTCAAAGACATTTCTCAATTCAGATTTCATAAAACACGATTGCATTATGAGTCTGAATGCAAGGAATGCGTACGCACGCGACAGCAAACGTACCGACGATCTTTTCATGGCAAAGAAGTACGACGTAAAAACGCAAGAACTTGGAAACAGACTGCCACCGGTAAAGCGTACACTCTTAGAAACGCCATCCAAAGACAACGGGCGCATCCCGACATTTATAGTGCGAATAAGGCGGTATTGTATGCCGTCAAGACAGGCAAATTGCCCAAAGTCACAACATTGCAATGTGCGCACTGCAATGACACAGCATTGGAATATCACCATGTAAGTTACAGGAGAGAACATCGCTTGAATGTTATTCCATTGTGCCGTAGATGTCATTGTATCATTCATGGTAAATCAATATGAACTTCATTCGCCTTCGTCGCTCCAACTCATTGCATCATCGGTCGAACCATCCCAGTCCTCGCCGGGGCCAACTTCATCCAGCGGGATGGGACAAGAATTACCCAAGGGTCGCCTTCTTCCCGCCCGGCGACACGTTGCCGGCCAGGATAGTGTTCTGGAAACCCGCCCGCCGCTTGGCTTCCTTCATGGCGAACTCGCCCGTTTCCGGGCCTACCTGTGGAACCGCAGGTGGCGGTGGCACAGGCGGCAACTTCGGCGTCGATGGTTTCCCAAAAAGTCCTGTCATTGTACGTTCCTTATAAAGCCGCCAAATCGTAATCGTTGTCGGCAAATTCAAGTACTGAACCTCTTTCGCCAGACGAACCCGACCGGACAATTCTGGTGCCCTGCGTTGCCAGAAGAAAGTAATTCATCGCATGTCGGTAGTGGTCATAGCCATCATCGCTGATGTAGCGGTACACGGCAATGCCAGTTCGCTTATTCGTTTCCAGTACCTTTGCGGGGTTGCACACCTGCTCGGTGAATATCTTCATTTCGTCGCACATGCGCGGCAAGGTAGTTCTGCGTTCAGAAAACAACTTGTGCGTGGCGTCCATGATGCCAGTACGGTATGCCTTAACTATTCCCGTGACATCGCTAAACTCCGGCTCCTGCTTGACCGTCTCAACGTACTGGCACAGGAAGATTCGGTAGTGTTCGGCTTTCTGGAACTTATGTGCCTCATCCTCATACGGACGTATGTCGATAACACCATTGCGGACGTTGTATTTCTGCGCCAAATCGTGGATGTCGTTCCAGTCCGAAACTCGCACAGCCTTGAGTATCTGGTAATGGTTAGCGCCGTCACGCCGACCAATGACTATGTGCTTCATCTTGCCGATGTCCACACCCATGCAGTTCGGGCCTTCGTCGTGCATCGGCATGATATCGTTGCCCATGCACTCCTGCACCATGCCATGCAATAACTGATCCTCAACCGAGACGTGCGGCAGGCCAAGCCGAAGCCGGTACACGTCGGATATGTTGCCCTGCGGTGGATTCTGGAAATCCTTAAGTATCTCTGCCGGGTCGTTCATCAGTGCGCATGATGTCAAGTGGCTCATGCGATAGCCGTGCATGTAATCTGACTTTTCAGGACAGGCGGGAATCCACTTGCCCTGTCTTCCAGAACGAGCACCAACGTCACTGCCGCACTTAGGGCAACCGATGTAGCCCGTGCCGTCAGGACGCAGTTTGACGCAATCGGGGAATGTCAGTTCCGCTGACACCCACTGCCCGCAACCGCAGCGCCGGTGCCAATGCCGCTGATCGGATTGAAGAAAAATCTTGTGTATGCCGCGCCCCGGAATGACTGGGTTGGAGATATAGACTTCCTCGGCGACGTTTGAATCAGCCATTCGGCCTTTAGCCTTGGCGACAACATCGTCATCGAACAAATCCATTTCCTCGAACTTAACACAGTCAACGGGCGCAGAGCGCAGAACAGCAGATTCCTTATCTGTCGTCTGCCCACTACCCGCCGATTGCGACAAGGTGGCGCCGCGCAGGTACAGGAACGCATCGCCAATCTTCTTTAGTCCTGCGGTGTCCGTGCCCTTGCCGCCCTGTTTGACGTACTTGCCGATGCTGTTTTGATTGGCATCAATGATCGGTCCAAATCTGGACTTGGAAAAGTCCTGAACGTTGTCGGCGGTGGGGAACAGAATCAGAACGCCTCGCTTGAACCGTTGGTAGATCATGTCGTGCAAAGTTCGCAAGACTGTTTCCAACTCCGTGACGCCCTTTTGCGTGCCCTTCATATAGCACCGGCGGCGGGCCTGAGAGTGCATAGGCTCGATCTGATCCTCTCGTCCTAAGAACGTAAACAGACTGGCTTGCAGCCGAATCTCCGAAAGAATCGCCCACACGCTTGTGTCGCAGGCACAGACAATACGTTGTTCAGGTGTCAGTTCCATTATTTGTCTGTACTTGCCCCGGGGCCGGTGCCCGTGTTGTTTTCATGGTCCAAAAGCATCTGCTTCAAGGTATCCAGTTTGCCGTTTATCAAAGCTTGACTCGTGTCCTGCGCTCCAGAAATCGCGGCAAGTCTGGACGTGATCTCCGCGTACTGCGCGAGTCGCTCTTTCTTGCCGGCCTCCAGGTCGATACGAAGCTGTGCCATTTGTCTTTCCTGGTGCTCAAG